GTGTCAGGTCCATTTTTTTATTGTTAAATGTGTTAAAAAACTTGATTTTGTCAAAATGTCAGTCTCACTTGATGATGGGGATAATCCCTTTCACCACTTTTCTCCCACCTTTTACCACCATGTCTTACCACAATTTACCACCACTAATGGTCATGTAGGGTATAAGAAAGGGGATTTTCCCCCTCTGTAGTAGTCAGGAACACTATTTTTTTTACTATATATAAAACCCAGCAAAAAATGTCTATTAATCCCCATACAGCGGTGGAACACGTAGTGTGTTAGGAGACTCACTAAATAGACCATTATTAGACCTTCAACGAGACCACTTTAGTGGTGTATTATATTCCCCTTCGTAATAGACACCTTACATATGGACAATAGTATGTGTGGTAAATTGTGGGAGAAATCATTGTCATTAATGACCTGTAGTCTCCCCCATAATCACACACCAAAATTATACCCATTAGTATAATACCATATAGTATAATCTTATACATCTCACACATTATTTCACTATGGGTTACTATATGTCCTATACATTGTGTCCCTCATATATGGGGGAATAATTAATAAGATAAACGAATGAACCCATTAGTGGAACGTAACGATAGTGGAGTGGAACGATTACGTAGTAAAATGGGGGAATGAGATTATCTTATTAATTATCTACCACAAATGTGATTGACATCTTATTACGTCCGAACATTCTACACAGTTGATATAGTGTATCAGTTTGGAAATTTGTCTTTGTCCCCTGTTCGAATTCTCTAATGAATCGTAGTCCGAGGCCTGACTTTTCAGCAAGTTCTTTCTGACTTAACTTTAACATCTTTCTCCTCGTCTTTACAAAGTTCCTGAGTTCTAATAGGTAATCATCCTCATTCTCCTCTTTTAGTTGCGTGTGATAGAAATAGTATGGTTTGATTCCCGCCTGATTTAGTAATACGTTCCCATCATTGATAAACTTATTAATCCAAAACAACTCCTTATCATTTGTATATTTGTTTGGGAAGTTTTGTTCTAATATAACTAATACGGGGCTTTGCCCATCCTTCTTTAAAAACTTAACCCACTCATTTACTTTACTACTATGTGACTTCTCATTGATATGCGTGAAAGGTCTATCTAACCCCACCTTTGATTGTCCCACATATACTGGCTTATTTGTATTCGGACAATATAGTCCGTAAATCATCATTTGTTCCATAATTATACCCTTTACATTATAAATATATACAAATATACGTATATTATATTAAATATCAAACTAATCGGGTATAATAATATAATGTACGAGTGAACGAAAAAGGGGACCCGTAAGAAGTCCCCATTGTAGTGAGTGAGTATATTATATTATTTTCTAATAAAGAACATCTCATTATCCCATCTTACTTTTTTAAGTGCTGATAGGTAATCATTGTCTGAATCTCTATATCCTAATGTAAGAAGTACTGCTGACTTTAGACCTAATTCTTTAAGACCTAATATTTCATCTACTTGTGCTGGAACGAATCCCTCCATTGGTGTTGAGTCTACTTCTTCTAATGCTGCCGTTACTAATGCGAAACCTAATCCTATATATGTTTGTTTCTGAGCCCATGTGGTTTTCTGTTCTTCATTCATATATGAGAGTGTTCCTTTAACCATACCATTGAAGTCGGCCAACATATCTACACCGATTCCTCTTTGGGTGGCAATTTCATTCATATACTTGTTAACCGATTCTTCATTGATTGTGTCCCATGTTGCAAATACTAATACCGCTGATGAATCTGCCAGTTGTGTCTGACCATAACATGCTGAAACAAGTTGTTCCTTTAGTTCTTGGTTCTCCACCACGATTACATTATATGGTGTTAGTCCGTATGAACTCGGGGCCAGTCTTGTTGCCTCTAATATTCTATCTAATTTATCCTGTGGGATTTTCTCCCCATTCATTTTCTTTGTGGCGTATCTCCACTGCAACGATTCGATTATATTCATTTGTATATATTTTTATCTAACTATAGTAAATTCCCCCCGTTAAGTAAAGGTGGTTATTTTGTCCTATCTTTGTATTTATATCATATGAAATATCTCATCACCGAATCTCAATTTGACAAAGTAATCTTTAAGTATTTGGATAACCAAGATTTTATTCAGATTGAAACAGATGATAATATATATTTTACCAATTCTGAAGGTGATGAACATGCTCAAGTCAGATATGATAAAAGAAATGGTGTGTGTTATATATATTGGAAGTTAATTCAAGAAATTTCTCACTTCTTCTCTATTGAATATTCTGATTCTGAATTAGTTATAGGTAGATGGTCCGAAAACTCCCTGCAAATGAAAGTTTCCGAAACATACTTTGTGGGGTACACTACATTCTATCTTTTAAAGTTTAACTAATGTATTTATAATCATATGAAATATCTCATCACCGAATCTCAGATTGATAATGTAATCTTTAAGTATTTGGATAACCAAGATTTTATTCAGATTAACTTTGATGAAAAAATATACTTCGTGAACTCAGTGAATGATGTATATGCTCAAATTAAATACGATAAAAAAAATGGTTGGTGTGTAATTTATTATGAATTAGTTAATGAAATCTCTTCCTTCTTTTCTATGGAATATTCTGATTCTAAACAAGTTATTGGTAAATGGGTTGAGAATACCCTACAAATGAAGACCACAGACACCATAGTTATTAAAACTCGAGCATTGTCATCGTTGAGAATACCCTATTATAATTAATATTTATACCATATGAAATATCTCATCACCGAATCACAAATTGATAAAGTCATATTTAAGTACTTGGATAATCAGGACTTTGTTGTTGTTGGGAATAGTAATAGCTTATTCTTTATTAATTCTGAGGGTGATGAAAAAGCTCAAATAAGATATAATGAATACGATGGTTTTTGTTATATAAACTATGATTTAAAAAGGGAAATTTCTTCCTTCTTTTCTATTGATATATCCGATTCTGAAAAGATTATAGGTAAGTGGGTTGAGTATGTCTTGGAGATGAAAATTACTAACATTGGAATCCCTGGTGGTATATCCACAAACTCGCTGTATTTATAATCATATGAAATATCTTATCACCGAATCTAAATTGGACAGTGTTATCCTTCAGTACTTGGATAATCAGGACTTTGTGATATATAACAACAGGAAGAAAAGAAACAATTATATATATTTCTTAAACAGTGATTCAGATAGGATGTCACAGATTAGCGTTTATGTCAACAACGCATTTGGTGTTGTTAAGAATTGGGTGTTTGTTAATTATGATTTGATTGAGGAATTATCTGACTTCTTCTCCATTGATAAACTGGATTGTTTGGACATAATCAGGTTGTGGGTTATCGATACTTTGGGTATTAAAGTTAATAAGATTATGGACTCCTCAGGTGAACATTATCACAGATTAATAGTTGTAACCGAATGAAATATTTAATCACCGAATCACAAATTGATAATGTAATCTTTAAGTACTTGGATAATCAGGACTTTATTATAAGAAAATCAGTTAAAACGTCTTTTGGGGTTAGCAATATAATTCACTTTCTTAATTCCGAAAGTGACTTACGAACCGACTCAATAATTAATTTCTATAGAGATGGTGATTGTTGGATAAATCATGAATTGATTGATGAGATTGCCACATTCTTTTCATTGGACTTTAATGATTCTAAATATGTTATTGCCAGATGGGTTGAACATACTTTGGATGAAAGAGTTCAGGAAGTACACGTTAGATAGTAATACGTTATATTTATAATCATATGAAATATCTCATCACCGAATCACAAATTGACAAGGTTATCTTTAAGTACTTGGACAATCAGGACTTTATTATTAAGAAAATGAATGGTGATAATATAACTTACTTCGTTAATTCAGAAAATGATGAATTTTCGGGCGGATTAATCCAACACTATAGAAGTGGTGGTGAGTGTGTTATGAGTTTTGAGTTAATTGATGAGATTGCTGAATTCTTCTCTATGGAATTTGATAGTTCTAAATATGTTATCGCCAGATGGGTTGAAAATACTTTGGGTAGAAGAGTTAAAGAAATTATAATTAGATAGTAACTATTTTCCACTCCCCATTATAATCCTCCACAAGACAAGTGGAGTTCTCACAAAAGTCACCTGAATTCATATAATCACTTTCTAATTTCGGATGATGAATGTGTCCACACACGGCAACATCATATCCCTTTTGTTTTGTTAGACCCTTTGCGTTTTCTTCGAAATCAGATACAAAGTTAATTGCCCCTTTTACAGATTGTTTTACAGAGTTTGCCAGTGAATGATATGGTAGATTAAACTTCTTTCTTATGTAGTTGTATATTGTATTTAACTTAATGACAAAATCATAAGACCATCCACCAATTACTGCTAGCCATCTTGCTTTCATTATAACAAAATCTAATACATCCCCGTGAAAACAAAAATATGTTCTTCCATCAATACCATAATGAACATACTTTCTTACAATCTTTATATTGTTT